TATTGAAAGACCACAATATGTTGGTTGGCAATCACAATTGGAAGGGATGTCGGTCCCTGCTCTACCATATGAGCCCAATTTGTTGATGATGGCAATCCGTGATTATAAATCTACTTTCATTCCAATCGCTGCTTCTTCTTTGTGGAACGCTGCACGACCTTTGAACTATACGGAAAATATCAATGGCATTGATGGTTGTAAATTCATCGACCCAATCAAATTGGACACTGCTATTGGTTTTCCATTGAATGGTAAGAAACGCAATTTTGTGACTGTGACCTTACATGAAGATAATTCTATAACACGTGTTTTTGATGAGGAAATCATGAATGAAATTGCTCGTTGTGAGGAATGTTATAGAAAAGGCCAACGTGCGTATACCGTTGCGAAAGCTTGTAAGAAGGATGAAGTTCTGAGTAAGCCCAAATGTCGTATTTTCTTTAGCAATCCAATTGCTTTGACTTTTCTAGTGCGTAAGTACTTTCTTCCTATTGTGCGAATCTTGCAGATGAATCCACTCGCTTCTGAATGTGCTGTTGGTATCAATTGTCATGGACCGGAATGGCATGATCTACACAAACACATCTTTACATTCGGTGAAGATCGATTGATAGGGGGCGATTATGGTAAATATGATCAGAAATTACCTAGCCAACTATTGTTGGCCGCTATCCGCATATTGATCGATGCCGCACGCGAATGCGACTACCATCAAGACGATCTCAACGTCATGGAGGCCATGGCGGGTGACATTGTATTCGCCCTCATAGCCTTTAATGGCGATTTAATTGGATTGACTGAAGGTACTCACATTAGTGGGAATTCTTTGACTGTCATCTTGAATGGAATAGCTGGCAGTTTGAGTGCACGATGTTGCTTTTACGAAGCTTACCCACCCACAAGTTTTCAAACCCGCTTGAAATTTCAAGATTGCGTGAAATTCATCACTTATGGTGACGATAACGCAGGCTCTGTTAAACAGGGTATAGATGGTTTCACTATTCGAAAGTTTTCACAATTCCTTGCGAGGTATGGACAAATTTACACCATGCCCGATAAGAATAGTGAGCTTGTTGACTATCTGAATCCTGATGATTTTGAGTTTTTGAAGCGAAAGAGCGTGTACCACGAAGCTCTTGGACACAGAGTGGGTGCTTTGTGCGATAAGTCTTGTTTCAAAATGCTTCATTGTTACATACGCGGGCGAAATCACCCACTTACTGAAGAACATGCTTGTGCATTGAATATAGACACAGCCCTGCGAGAATGGTTTAATCATGGACCCGACGTTTACGAAGAACGTAGAAACATGATGCAGGAAGTTGCGGAGCGAGCCCGCCTGACCCATTTATGTACAGGTCTGACTTCCTCATATGACGATCGAGCAATGGAATGGATATCTAAGTATACTAAGATTCCATGCCTTGCTCCTTCTTTGTCCACTTAATGTGGACACTCGGGGCCTGTGCTGACCCCTATAAAACAGCACGAGTAGTTTACAATCTACTTGCGGAGCGCATCAAAATGTGCATCTCGTATTGGACACCACATGACAATGATATGGATAATCTAAATCATGTAGGCTTGCGAGGTGAGATCATAGCCGAAAGGCGGGTTTGATCAGCCAACGATCCAAAATGGCTCGAGAATTGAGTGAAACTCGAGTTTTGAAATATCACTTACAACCAAACAAAATAAACGTGTATTGGGAGATACTGTGCAGTCTCCTAGTACTACTAAAACAATGCACAATGGTAAAAACAAAGATGTAAAAAGAGGAAAACACTCAGTTAGAGATGGTGCAATTGCGCTAGCTAATCTGAGGACGGAATGTGCTAATACATGTACTGTTTGTTCACTCTATGACAAGCATTGCGCTTGTGTGTTCGAAGCACACGAGGGCATACAATGTCCATCGCAATTGTATTCGGATGTTGTTCAGGATCACATAGATCAACTCATGTTTGACCCTGTCTTCGAATTCGAACCACAATCTGGTATACCCGGTGATGCTAACATCACACAGTTATCTGGCCGATCTTCACAACAGAATGTGTCGTTTGGCAATCAGGTAGACCCCTATTTATACGATGTGGATTCTACTATGGATCCTACCCGTATGCTCCAAGATACGGATGATACGAAC